AGTTAGGTAGAGACGCTATCAATGGTCAACCTAATTATCAAACTCCTGAGAACTATATCGGTGACAGTGCTGGAAAACTTCAGAAAGCAATTACTGCTAATTCTAACGTTCCTGTTCTAAAAACTTATAAGTTCCACGGAATATTCCCAACAAACGTAAGTGCAATCGAACTATCATACGATCAGTCAGATTCAGTCGAAGAGTTTACAGTGGATCTACAAGTCCAGTGGTGGGATGCCTATAGAGGAGAGGATTCAGAATCATTCTTAACTGGTTACAATCAGAATCAATAGACATAATCTAAAATTTATGTTATAATAGAATGATAAATAACTGGGACAGCCCAGTAGAAGTGAGTTAATGGCTAAATTATTTGGTTTTAAAATAGAGAAAGACGACGATCAGAATAAAAATGTCGTCTCTCCTGTTCCTCAGAATAAAGAGGACTCCTCGGATTATTACGTTTCGAGTGGGTTCTATGGCCAGTATGTTGACATTGACGGTGTATATAAATCCGAATTCGAGTTAATAAAAAGATATCGTGAGATGGCACTTCACCCAGAAGTGGACTCTGCCATTGAAGATATAATAAATGAAGCAATAGTTTCAGATCAGAATGATTCTCCTGTCGAAATCGATTTGGAGAATCTTCCAGCATCTGCGAAGCTTAAAGAATTAATTAGAGATGAGTTCAAGACAGTAAAAGAAGTCATGAACTTTGATACTAAGTGTCATGAGATATTAAGGAACTGGTATATTGATGGTAGAATTTATTATCATAAGGTAATTGATATCAAAAAACCAGAAGAAGGATTAAAAGAAGTTAGATATATTGATCCACTTAAAATAAAATTAGTTAGAAAGCTCAAGACAGATCCTACATTACAGGGAGCGATTAAGAGAGTCAATGCAAATAACCCTGCTGATGTTGAAACTCCTGAGATAGAGGAATATTACCAGTATGATCCTAGTGCAACTCAGAGTAAAAATGCTCTAGGTGCTATTGGTCAAACTCCTTTCGCTACTAAACAGAGACCAGTAAAGATTGCACCAGACGCTATCACATTCTGTCACTCAGGTTTAGTTGACAGGAACAAACAAACTATTCTTTCTTACTTACATAAGTCAATCAAAGCACTCAATCAACTGAGAATGATTGAAGATAGTCTAGTTATATACAGACTTTCTCGTGCTCCAGAAAGAAGAATATTCTATATTGATGTCGGTAATTTACCGAAGATCAAAGCGGAACAATACCTCAAAGAGGTGATGAACCGTTATAGAAACAAACTAGTATACGACGCATCAACAGGAGAAATTAGAGATGACAGAAAACACATGTCCATGCTCGAAGATTTCTGGCTCCCCCGACGTGAAGGTGGAAGAGGTACTGAAATCACTACGTTGCCAGGTGGACAAAATCTTGGAGAACTTAGCGACATCGAGTACTTCCAAAAGAAATTATACCGTTCGTTAGGAGTTCCAGAATCTCGTATTGCTGGATCTGGTGATGGATTCAACTTAGGTAGATCATCTGAAATACTAAGAGATGAAATCAAGTTCACCAAGTTTGTTGGCAGAATGAGAAAGAGATTTGCTCATTTATTCAACGATATGTTGAAGACTCAGCTTATTCTCAAAAATATTGTTACACCAGAGGACTGGGAAACATTATCAGATCATATACAATATGATTTTGTATACGATAATCACTTCGCAGAACTCAAGGAAACAGAACTTATCAATGAAAGATTGGGAGTAGTCGCTGCTGTAGATCCTTACATTGGTAAATATTTCTCTCTAGAATACGTTCGCAGACATATTCTAAAACAGAAAGATGAAGAGATCGATGAAATCAACAAACAGATGAAACAAGAAATTGAAGATGGACTAGTGGTTGATCCAATCGAAGCACAACAACTTTCAATGGGTGTTCACCCAGAGCAAATGCCAGGCGGGGCAATGAATCCTGATCCTATGGGCATGGATGCACCCACAGAACCTGGCATAGATGGTAGTGCCACAGAGGCTCCAGAAATACCAGAAGGCGGAGAAATATAAATATTAAGTAATCCTATTCTATATTAACTTTTATGGATAATGATTTAATTGACATGATTGCAGCTAATGATGCTCAAGCCGATGTGCATGATAAGATCAAAGAGATCCTTTATGCAAAGTCACAAGAGAATATCAATACTGTAACACCAGCTGTCACTGCTGATATGTTTGGTGGGCCTAATCCCTACCTAGAACCAGAAGTACAGGCTGAGGATGAACCAGCAGCAGAAGCTGATGGTACACCTAGTTCCGTTGAGGATACAGCGGAAGTTGAAGCGCCTACTGATGAAGTAGATGCACCTGATGATGAGGAAGTAGAAAAACCTGAGGCTTAACATGAAACTCATTACAGAAGAAATCGAAACCGCCAAGGTTCTTGTCGAAGAAAAAAACGGCAAGAAGAATATGTTTATTGAGGGTATCTTTTTACAAGGAAACCTTAAGAACAGAAATGGTCGTTTTTATCCTGTAGAGACTCTTGAGAAAGAGGTCACTAGATACAACGAAGCATTTGTTGGTAAAGGTCGTGCTCTTGGTGAGTTGGGACATCCCGAAGGCCCCACGGTTAATCTAGACAGAGTTTCTCACAAAATTGTAGACCTTCACAAGGAGGGAACCAATTTTGTAGGTAAAGCACAACTCCTCAATACACCTATGGGTACTATCGCACAGTCATTATTAGATGACGGTGTAACTCTTGGAGTATCATCAAGAGGAATGGGAAGTCTTAAAGACACTAGCGAAGGCTATAAAGTTGTCGGTGAAGACTTCATGCTTGCAACTGCAGCTGATATAGTTGCAGATCCTTCTGCCCCTGACGCTTTTGTCAATGGCATCATGGAAGGAGTTGATTGGATCTGGGAAGCTGGTATTCTAAAGGCAAGACAATCCGCAGTACAAGTTGTAGAAGAAAAAACTATGACTCACCCTGCAATTGCTGTTGCTGAACCTGAGAAGGTAGTAGAGGCCGCAATTGAGAAGACCCAAAAAACTATAAATACTTTAGTAGATCAAGGACAACTTGACGAGAAGAAGTTGGAAATCTTCCAAAACTTCTTATCAAATCTTTGATTTAATAAATAAACATAGATTATACGATATCTAACACGTTTAACAGACGGAGAGTTCAAAATGTCTCGTGGAGATTTACAAGAAATGGAAGTTAAGACACAGCAATCTAAAACCGCTGTAAATAGTGGAGCTGGAAAGGGAGATCCTATGCCAACCACACCTAATTACGTTCCAGATGGTCAAGGTGCTGTTGAAGATCTTGGTGGCCCTACACCTGAGAACTCAAAGCCTGATGACGATTCTAACAAGCTTAAGACACCTGATAAGACTATTAAGCAAGTTAAAGATGTGGTCAACAAAGGAGCTAAACCAGCTGAACCAATGCCTACTGCACCCAAGTATGCCGAAGAGGCAGAAGCCGATGAATCACAAGAGGTTGTCGCTGAAGAAGAGTCAACTGAAGAAACTGAGGCAGTCGATCTAAACGCCGCTATCGAAGAAGATGTTAACGCACTTCTTTCTGGAGAGGATTTATCCGAGGAGTTTAAAGAGAAAGCAAAGGTTATTTTCGAGGCATCTATCAATGCTAAGATCACTGATATCGAGAATCAACTAAACGAGGAGTATGAGAAAGCACTCAACGAACAGGTTGAGGAAATCAAAGTCGAACTCACTGAGAGAACAGACGCATACCTCGAATATGTCGCCGACGAATGGTTGAAGGAAAATGCATTAGCAGTCGAGAACGGAATCAAGACTGAAATGACAGAATCATTCATGGAAGGCATGAAGAAGCTTTTTGAAGAACATTATGTAACCCTACCTGAAGATAAATATGATGTCCTAGAAAACATGGTGGACAAACTTGATGAAATGGAAACCAAGCTCAATGAGCAGATAGAAAGAAACGTTGCACTTAACCAAAAACTTGGTGAGTCAACTGCACAGACTATCTTTAATAACGTTGCTGAAGGACTTGCAACTTCTCAGAAAGAGAAGCTCAAGGGTCTTGCAGAAAGTGTTGAGTTTGAAAGTGAAGAATCCTATCGTGGAAAGATCGAAACTCTGAAAGAATCTTATTTCGGACAGAAGAAGACAACATCCACAGCGTCCGCTCCGCAAGAACTCAAAGAAGAAGCAGCACACGTTGAGCCAGCTACTGGTGCAATGGCCGCTTATCTTGATGCCCTTGGACGAATTAAGTAGGAACTCGTTAATTTTTAAAACAACCTAACAAGACGATGCAACAAAACATCAATTATCAACAGCTCACTGAAAAGTGGGCGCCGCTTCTAGACCACGAAGGGTCTGATGCGATCAAGGATCAGCATAGACGTAATGTTACTGCTGTACTTCTTGAGAACCAAGAGCAAATGCTCAGAGAAGAGAATGCTTTCCAAAGCTTAACAGAGGCATCACCAACTAACTCTGCTGGTACAGGTGGATTTACAGGTGGAGCAGCACCAGCTGGCCCTGTTGCTGGTTTCGACCCAGTTCTTATCTCACTCATCCGTCGTGCAATGCCTAACTTGGTCGCTTATGACCTTGCTGGTGTTCAGCCAATGAGTGGCCCAACTGGACTTATCTTTGCGATGAGATCTAGATTCACTAATCAGAGTGGAGATGAGGCACTATTCGATGAGCCAGATACAACATTCTCTGCACAGAATAGTTCACAGAACTTAACTGGTGGATTTACAGACGTTGCTGCTGGTTTCGGTACAACTTCACCTCAGAAGGGTACAAACCCAGGCGCACTAAACCCAGTTGGATCTGCTGTTACAGCTTCATACAACGTTGGTCAAGGTATGGAGACAGGAGCTTCCGAAGCACTCGGAGATTCTGCTTCTAATGCTTTCAACGAGATGGCATTCAGTATTGAGAAAGTTACTGTGACTGCGAAGTCCAGAGCACTCAAAGCTGAGTACAGTTTAGAACTAGCTCAAGACTTGAAAGCCGTTCACGGTCTTGACGCTGAGTCAGAACTAGCAAACATCCTCTCAACAGAGGTTCTTGCAGAAATCAACCGTGAGGTTGTTCGTACTGTTTACAAGGTTGCAAGACCTGGTGCTCAGAACAATACTGCATCTGCTGGTATCTTCGACTTAGACGTTGACTCAAACGGAAGATGGTCTGTTGAGAAGTTCAAAGGTCTTCTATTCCAGATAGAAAGAGATATGAACGCTATCGGGCACGAGACAAGACGTGGAAAGGGCAACATCTTAATTTGCTCTGCTGACGTTGCATCTGCTCTATCGATGGCTGGTGTACTTGACTACACTCCTGCTCTTGCTGGAAACTCAAACTTACTTCCTGATGACAACAGTTCTACACTTGCTGGAACATTAAACGGAAGAATCAAAGTTTATGTTGACCCATATTCTGCAAACGTAAGTGACAGACACTTCTACGTTGCTGGATACAAAGGTAGTTCTGC